CACCACCGCGCCGAAGTTCAACCCGCAGCGATCGTCTGGATGCTCCCGGCAGGGACCCACCGAGCAGTACGGCGGGTTCTGCGCCGCCGGGCGGTTGCGACAGACCCCGCCCGGGCAGAGCGCGCGTAGCGCCGGCACATTCAGCGTCACGACAACGGCATCAGCCACGGCGTTGATCGCGCTGCGCCGCGCCATCAGGCCACCCCCACGAGGCGATAGGGCGCGATCAGCGCGTCGTAGCCCATCCACACCGGAGGCAGGCTGTACGGCGCCCCGCTGAGCGGCGCATACCAGCAGCGGATCGCAATCCGCATGGCCTCGCGCAAGGGCTCGGGCACTGAGGCCCCCGTGGCCCCGAACCCCACCGAGAGGCGAATCACAATCCCGGCGTGCGCCCGCAGGTCGCTCGGCCAGGACCCGGTGTCACTCAGCAGGATGCGCGGCGGCGAACTGGCGATGTCGACCTGATAGTTGGACGGCGCCAGCGTCGACTCCACGCCGGCCGTCGTCGTGGTCTTGATGGTCGCCGAAAGGAGCGGCTCAAGGGGCACGTAGATCGCGTCCGACGGGAACGCGTCCAGAGTGAGGTCCCACGACTGCGTGATGAGCCGCAGCCCCGTGTCCGTTTCAACCTTCTGCCGGGCCGCCTTGATGAGCGACGTGATGTGCAGTTCGTCCGTGTTGTCCGGCAGGCGGAGCCCTGGGTAGATTTTGACCTCTGCGTAGACGAGGGGTTCCGTGATCGTCTGCCCCGCCACCAGACTGAGCGCGTAATGCGACGCCGGGCGCCGAGCCCCGGTCTGCCAGAACGCCGGCTGCGTGAAGGTCGTCATCGCTTCCGTTTCCCGCGATACGTCGCAGTCGAGAACGGCCGCCCGTCTGTCCCATCGCCCAGCGCCGACATGCCCACCTCAGCCACCAGCGGCGGCCTGGCCAGTTCCACCGCCGCATCACGCGCCGGGAGTTGCACGGCGACGATCACCCGATCGCCAGCCGTGCAACTGGTATGCGCCGCCCCACATATGGGGCACGCGCCTGGACTCTGCCTGGCCCACATCAGCGCACCTCGACTCAGGCGGCCTCGAACGCGTACTCGAGCACCACATCCACATGCGTGCAGGTCGCCAAGTTACCTTCACTGGCTGACTGCGTGCAGATCGTGATTGCCGTGTTGGCATCGAGCGCCGTGAACGAGGCCCCGGCCGCGAGAATGACCGCGTTGGCGTGCCCGTCCGCGATGCGCGTGTTCTCGGACATGGCCGAGACTGCGTTGACGGCCAGCCGCACCGCGGCGGCGCTGCGCGTGCCGATGAGGTCCACCGACGTGGCCGTCGCCGCCGCGCCGCCGATGGCCGTGACCGACCAGTGCAGCAGCCGATAGGCGTAGCCCGCGATCGCCGGCAGCAGTTCATAGCCGGCGTTGACCTGCGCGAGCGTGACGCGCACGCGCTTGTTCTGCACATAGTTGGTGAGTGTGACTGCCATGAATCGATCTCCTGTCTGTGAGGGGCGTGACCCCCTCATGCTTCACCGCTCGTTGATGATTACCCGCCCACGGCCGCGAGCACGTCGGCGTAGAACTGATCCCGCGCCTCTTCGGTGTCGAATCGGAACGGGGCCGCGTCGGTGCTGCCGATCAGATAGACCTGGATGAACCAGAGCGTCGAGCCCGCGCTCCCCGTCTTGGTCATGGCCTGAACCCGTTCGACGTCGACGGCGTTGTTCGCATCCTTCACGATCTTCATCGCCCGCTCCTCGCTGTGAGCGGGCGCGCCGGATCGGCCGGCGCGCCCGCCTCGCCGTCCCTACGACGTGGCGATCTGGTTGTGCCCGGTACCCTGGTCGCTGCACACGTTGCCGAGGCAGCGAAGCGTCGGGTTCACTGTCACCTTCATCCCGCCCGCGTTCAACGCCGTGCTGTCGGACCCGTAGCAGTAGTTGCCGACGTAGAAGGCGTTGCCCGCGAGGGTGGTTTCGGTGCTCGCGTCCCGGATGCCGTTCACCCCGCCGATACAGATGCAGCGCCGCACGACCGTGGCGTTCTGCAGGTAGGCGGCGCTGTAGTAGGCCGCCACCGAGCCCGTGAGGAAGCAGTCCTCGACCAGGCAGTGGTCCCAGTTCGCCGTGTGCGGGTTGTACATCCCGTAGCTGAAGGTGGCGTTCGTGTCGCCAATCCAGCAGTTGCGGAAGGTGTTGTGCGCGCCCGTCGTGTAGACGTAGACGCCGGCGTCGCCCGCCGCGCCCTTGTTGAAGAAGGCGCAATCGATGAACTGGCAGCGGAGCATCTTGGAGCACTTGAACGCCGACTGGCCCGATCCGCCGCCCCGGAACTGGATGTTCCGCCAGGTCGTGCCACGCATCTCCAGCGAGGCCGTGCCGTTCGACGTGGTGCTCGCGCCGATGACCACCGTGCCGCTCTGGTCGCCCTTGAAGTCGCCGCCCACGCCGATCACGTCGGTGTAGTTGGGCAGCGCGGTCAGCGTCGCATACGAGGTCGCCGTGCCCGCGATGAAGATCCGGTTGCGCTGGTAGACGTTCGTCGCCGCCAACCGCACGACTTCCGAGGCCGCAATCGCCGTGGCGACTTCCGCGAACGCACTGTCCCAGGACAGCCCGTCGTTCGAAGCCGACCCCGTGACGTTGTTGACGTAGTAGGTCGTGCCGGGCACAAACTCCTCCGTCTCGAACATGTTCCGACCCGAGTTGTAACGCGCGAGTTCCGACATGGTTCAATTCTCCTTTTGGTAACTCGCGGTTACACGAGCCCGGTGATGGTGCCGAACGCCGCCGGCCGGTACACGGCCAGCGCGAGCCGTTCCTCGCACCGGATCGCGATCAGGTTGCGGATGAAGAAATCGCTGTGCGAGTTGCTGGCCTCGACGCGCACGCCGCCCTTGCGGAAGACCTGCGCCGCCGAGTTGAACGCGCCGGTCAGGCCGGTGCCCGAGGCGATCGACGGCGTCACGACGACCGGGAGCCCCCAGAGCATGGGCACCTGGGCGCCCGCGAACGGACCCGACCCCAGGTAGTTGCCGGTGGCATCCTTCGTGAGCTGCGTGGTCTGCCAGTTCGCCGGGTTCATGATCACGCCGGTGGGCATGACGAACGAGGCGTTGAAGACCTTCATCATCGCCTTGAACACCGCATCCGCGTTCGAGTCGGCCCCGCGCGCCTGCGCCGCCGTCAGGCTCGAGCGGTTCAGCAGGCCCTGGATGTCCGGGGCCGTGCCGCTGCCGTTCAGGAGCTGGTCCTCTTCGGCGATGTCGAGGCCGAGCCGCAGCCGCGCGTCGATGTAGCTGCGAATCTGCGCCACGTCTTCGAGCATCTCTTCGGTCGTCGGCAGCCAGTGCGCGATCTTGCGGACTGCGTCGGACACCAGGTCGAACACGAGCGTGCTCTCCGGCTTCGGGTTGCCCTCGCTCACGGAGTCGGCCGCGTTCGTGAACGTGGTCTCCTTCATGTAGCTGATCGAGTTGCTGTCGGTCGTGCCCTTGCCGAGCAGGTCCGCCACGACCAACCGCTTGAACAGCAACTGGAGAATGCCGGGCTGGTACTGCGTCACGATCAGGTCGCCGCCGGAGGTCGTGGTCGTGTCGAGCGTGGTGGCGTGCAGCTCCACGGACGGCGAGCGCCAGGCCGCTGACGTGCGGTGCAGGGCCTTCTTGAAGAACTCCATCGCCGGGGACTCCGCGAACTGCTGGCCCATGCTGCGCCGCTCGGCCGGCATCGCGCCGGAGACCGGCGTCGTCTTGGTCGGCAGACCCGCCGTGAACTTCTCGATCTCGGCGGTCATGTTCTCGTCACCCTTGGCCCGGTCGATCCGGGCCTGGATGGCCTTGGAGTCGTCGATCAGCGCCTGGACGGCCTTGCGCTCGTCCTCGGTGCGCTCCCGCTTGCCGTCCGCCTCGGCCGCCTTGGCCGTGCTGGCGAACAGCGCCGTGGCCTCCGCCTTCTTGGCGGCAAGGTCGCGTTCGAGCTGTGCGATGTTCATGGTGTCTCTCTCGTTCGTTCAGTTGATGTTCATCTCGAACACCGCGCGTTCGAGATCGGTATCCGACGCACGATCCTGGGCCGTGGCCGGTGAGGGCTCCTGGGCCGTGTCGAGCATCGAAGCAGCCAGCGCGGACGGGCTTTGCACCGCCGGCGCAAATCGTGTCAGCGTGTCGTCGAGTGTGGCGATCTTGTCGATCATCCCCAGCGATAGCGCCTCGGTCGCGCCGTAGACGTGCGCGCCCCAGCCGTCCTTGATGGTCTTGGCAGTGACGCCCTGGCCGCGGCCGAGCACGATGTCGGCGACGAACCGCGCATAGGACTCGTCGACAGCTGCCGTGATGCGCGTCAGGGCCTGCTCACTCAGGGGCTCGGTTTCGTTGCCGTCCACCTTGCCCGTGCCGGCCGCGATGTAGGTCCGCTTCACGCCGACCTTGGCCATCGCCTCGCTGATGTCGTCGTGCATGGCGTAGACGCCCACGCTGCCGATCTGAGCAGACGGGGCCGCAACAATCTCCGTCGCCGCGGCGGCGAGCCAGTAGGCGGCCGAGGCGCCCGTGTATTGAATCTGCGCGATGATGGGCTTGTGTGCGCGCGCGGCCAGAATCTCCCGCGCCAGTTCCGTGGCCCCGGCCACGCTCCCGCCGGGGGAGTCGATGTCGAGCACGATGGT